CGGCCCTTGTTGTGGTAATGTTTGTGATACTCGCTGGGGCTTTAGTTATCAGTGTCGGTCGATTGAATGAGACCAATAAACAACTTCTTATTGTAGTGGCCGGTCAAGAGGGGAAGCCGGAGACTTTAAGGGCACTTGTCGCTTCCGCCAAACCTCCGCAGGGGAAACTGAAGGGTATCGCTGGGGCGAAGAAAAAAGAGGACAAACCAAAAAATACTGACTATCAGATGTCAATAGGAGTTTAATCGTGGCATATAAGTTTACCATTCCACCTGATACTCCGGGGAATAAAAATCAAGTCGAACAGATATTTCAATACTTGGTATCCACTGGGAAATCAAGGATGAATCCCCAGTCGATTAACTGGTGGATCAACCATTATTATATGCGGGGACTCCGAAATTTCTCAAATATCAACTACGGAGCAGGCACTCTCAACGCATCTTATTTGGACTCATCTGGAGTGTTGAAATTCAGATATGAGGACATCGTTTCCAAATACCAAGCTCAACTTGGTAGGTTGTTGGCGATAAACCTTGCTCCGGCTGTATCGAGGCGTGGGAGAAGTCTTGATGGTTTGAGAAAGGCGAGTACGGCTCAGGTAGTTTTGGATTCGGCATTTCCACAGGAGAAGGTTTCTAAGTTGGCTCTTAATGCTTTCCCCCCACTTCTTCATTATGGTACAATAGGATTTGGATTGTGGATAGAGAATGTAGATAGTATGGGGATTGAAGTCATTAATCCTTGGGAACTTATCCCGATTCCGATAGATGTATCAACACCCTCGGACGTGCGGGGATTGATTCGGGTACGTTATGTACCTACCGATTATGTGAAAGGTCTCTCGATAACTCCGGGTAAAGGCTCAAAAGTTTACAGGGGAATGGATGATTTGAAAGTCCCCTTTGGTGACTTGCCTGCGGATGTATCTACAAGGTTTCAGGGGACGGCTTCGATGACACACTCGGGGGGTGGTTTTTATATTCGGAGTGGTCAGAGCCAAGTCGAAACTCAGTGGAAAGGGCGACACACTAAAAAAGACAAGACACAAACAGATGTCACCTTACTTGTAGAAGTGTGGACGGAAACAACCGATGGGTATTTGGCAGAGTATCTTATCTTTGCCGGTTCTTATCAAACATTAAAACAGTTGTATCGCCACGACCATTCCCAAAGTAAATACTATATGCCCGTGAAGATTGCACGAGACGTAGTAGTTGGGGGTTTCTATGGCCGTAGCTTTGTTGACCAGTTAATCCCGTTGAACACCGAGGCGGAGTTTAGTCTTAGTAGTCTCTTCCAGTCTGTAGCCGATTTCGACTTGTATGGAATACAGTTGTGGCCTGCGTCCCTTGGGACGCCAACGGATGCTCATAGGGGTCGAGACGGGATTAAACGAGTAGTATTTGAGCCAGACTATACGACCCCGGAATTAAAACCAGACCATGTATTTCCTGCGAAACTGTCAAAAGCTAACATTGAGGCTGCTATGGTCGCCGGGAGTTTGATGGATAAACTGGCAAACCAACCAACGGAGATGTTGAAAGGTGGAGCTCCAGGTCGTGTGGATTCTGCATCTGGCTTGGGTTTTCTATATGAGACAAGTGGTATTCCCCTGACCCCAACTGCTAAGAATGTGGCCGAGGCTGTATCCGGAATTTATCGGGCTATGTTAGGAATCTGTAAAGACCTCTGGCCCTCAGAGAAAGTTGTCAGTATTAGCAACCTTGACGATTCTTTGGCCGGTATCATTTTCGATATGGAGACTGGTGAAATCACGCTCTCTCGAAATGCCATCCCCTCCCCCGACGAAGTAAACATCAATGTCGCCTCCGAAGTCCCCATCTCGAAAGAGCAACAGAAATTAGCGTTGAAAGAATCACTCAAAGAACAAATAATTACCCTTGATGAATTTAGTTTTCAGGTTCGAGAAAAAGGTTTAGACATTCCAGTAGGCAACGAGGTCGCTTATCAGAACTATCGCCGAGCTAAATTGGAAAACCTCGCCCTATTTGGTGACGGAGAAAAACCCGGTAAAGTAATTGTAAGTGAAAGAGATATGCACCTAATTCATCAAAGTGTACTCAATGCTTTTATGGCCAGGCCAGAATTTTATGCTGCCTCTCAACCAGTTCGGGATAAATTTATAGAACACTTTGAAGAACACAATGTAGGTCTTGGGATTTTTCCGGAAGGAATGGAGTCAATGGAAGATGCTGCCGGAATGGAATTAGAACAACCTCCGCAAGAGGGTTTACCTCAACAATAATCGAAAGGAATAAAAATGACCAAAGAAGAAAAACAAGAAGAGAAACAAGAAGAACAGAAGCAGGAAGAAAAGCAAGAGGAGAAACAAGAGGAAAAGAAAGCTGAAACCCACACTATTAATGTGGACGGTGAGGATGTTGTCCTGACCATCGACGAGTTAAAAACAAGAGCGGAAAAAGCATCTGGGGCTGATAAAAGATTTCGTGAATCCGCCGAAGCAACGAAAAAGGCGGAAAGAGGGATTCGGATAGAAGAACTCACAAAATCAATTTCTGGGAACGAGACTCCCTCGGAAGCCGAGGTTAAGGAATTGGCCTTTTTGCTGGATATTAAACCAGACGAGTTTATGACTTATCTCGAAGAAGGCGACCCCGAACCAAAAACAACCACTAAAACTACCTCCGTAGGCTTTAGTGCTGAATTTCAGAAGCAGTTTGGGATTAGTCCTGCGGAGGCTAAAGCGGGGTGGGAGTTCTCAACTCAGCGGCATGTCAATGATGCTCGAAAAGAAATTCGAGAAATATCCGATAAAGCGGTTGACAAAGATGAGATAATTGGTAAAATGATAGTAGGTGAGGATAGTAAAGAAGTTCTTGCCGAAGTTAAAAATATGGTAGCTGAGGATGTTCTTAGGAAGATTCAAGATGGCAAACCGTTTGGGGCCGAGTTGGTTTCTGCGACTGTACAGATGGTGCGGTCGAAGTTGACTAAGCTGGGTATCCCAAAAAAGCTCAATCAGCATCCCATTGTTTTGGGCCTGACACCGAGTGAAGGACTTTCATCTGTAATCCAAGCTGACGAACCAATCAAGCGAGTTCCTTCAAATGAAGATGACCAAGAGAAAAATCTCATTGCAAGGTATCTTCAATCGGCGGTTCACGCTGCTCGAAAAATGAAATAGGAATTCGTTGGGTTGAAGCCCTCGACTAACTGCATATTAATGTAAATGTGTTTAGTTAGGGGATAGTACAATGGCACAAGCGATTGCTGCTTTAGATAATTTGGTCAGGGAGGAGCTTCCGCAGATGATTACTGAGGCTGGCCCAGCTATAGCTCCTGTGTTCGATAAGATTAAACGGACAGCGTTGGGGGTTAAGAGCCAGACAGGTCTTGGTCGTGGATATAAGGTAATTCACCTTTACGAAACCGGAGTGGCAGGTTTAATTGAGTCGGCTGATCCACTCGGCCCGACAATGGACACCATTACCGGGACACAGACTAAGTTGTTAGACCAGACACCGGCAACTTTGGCTTCTGGTTTGACAATTTTCCCACTGGCTTCAGAGTCGCCTCACATGGGCGATATTAAGAGGGAGCTTACTCTGCATAAGGTCGTGGGGAACTTTAGTATTCCCGCCGCTTGGAAACAGGCCGAACTCTTGACTGCTGCCCAGATTAAACAGGTGGCACGGGATATGAAGGCCGTAGCAAAACTGAAAGCGATTTATGAGGCTTCCAGTTTCTTCTCTCATAGTGTGGTAAACTCCGCAGGTTCCGGGGCAGTAAATCAGGTTCTCGGTAGGGTTTCAGTTATAGCCGAAGTCGGTTCCACAAACTACATTAAGGTTACTATTGACGAGGAGTATGGTCGAATCGCTAATTTCCGCCAGGGTATGCGGATTGACTTTGTTGCTGATAGTGGTGGTGTTCTTCAAGAAGGTACAGACACTACCGGGCAGGATGTGCGTAACTATGAGTGGAATGCGGCTTCTTATTGTCAGTGTATAATCACCAGTGTTGATTATCTTGGCAAAGCATTTACGCTCAAAGCCATTAATTCGGTGACAGGTGCTCAGGCGACCTATGACGAAGGTGCAACGGGGGACTGGGTACAGTCTGGTTTTCCGGTTGCGGCTGACGACTGGATTTGTATAGCTCATACGAGTCGTGTCAGTAATCGACCTCAGTTTAGTTGGGGACTTAATGACTGGATTAAAGCATCCGGTACAATTTTGGGCGGAACCACAAGTGCTGCGGCTCTTGACTTGACTTTATACCCACAATTCAAGTCCCAAGTTAAAGCTGTGAATGGACCTCTTACTGATGATGTGATTAACGGTTATATTGGTGGATACCTGGATGCCTATCCAGGTGAGACGCTGGATACTGTTATTACCACGCAGGGCGTTCAGTTGAAGTGGCTACAACAGCCGGGTTTGTATAACAACAGGCAGAACTACGAGCGTACTGGCAAGGCATTGAGCTTTAAGGGTGGTTGGTCTCAGATTGCTT